GCGAGGTGATGGTGGTTATGGTTCTACAGGAAAATAGCTTATGGGGAAAAGAAACGAAGAACTCTGGGCAACAGTCAAGGAGCTGTACCCTACAATGACTGCAAAGGAAATTAGTCTGCTTACAGGTGTTCCTGCATCAAGCATTTGGCGCATCGCAAGGTGTCTTGAGGTTTCTCACAATGAAGTGCTTCTAAAGCAACTAAATAAGCAGAGGTCGAAAAATCTAAAGGATGGCAGCAAAAGAGTATATACACCGCAAGAGAAAGAAAAGCGCAGCAAGTCGCAAAAGAAACTATGGGGATTGGAGCGCACACGGTTGATATACGGTATGAAGCAAAAAACTAAGCATCATGTTTCTCTCGTTCCTCGAAGAATTACACAAGTGATGTACAATCTTCGTGTAAGACGAAAGTACTTCTATACCGACTCTAATAGCCTTACACTATACTACGACTCGCAGACGGATAGAAGTATTGACGAACAATATTATATCAATAGATATGGTCTGAAGTTCGTTGAAGCGATCTGAAATATATTCTGTGTCATATAACTTCAAAGGGCGGCTACACATCACGTGCGGTCGCCCTTTTTGCGTAAAAACAAACTATTAACTAAAACTAACCTAAAGAAAAACTATTTATCCTTTCTATCAATTAACACTATCAAAAAAAATATCAGCACAAAGATAACTCCTTGCGCTATCTTCCCAAAGGCAATATAATACTTATCCTTCTTTGATAAAGGCTTTTCAATCGTTACAGGGTAGGGGATAGAATCACGCACAACCATGGTGTCTGTTGTATTCTTATACACAAATTTGTACCTATCTTTATATCTCCACCTGTCAGTATATATAGTATCGCCTTTGACTAATACGCTTACGCTATCATGCAGCCATACAGAGTCGGTAAGCATAAAGGTATCTGTCTTATTGATATATCTGTCTCTGTATTCTGTTACAGGAACAACCTTTGTTGTTGTACATCGACAAAACATAGATAGTATCATCATGCCAATACCTAAGACTATAAGAAATTTTATAATGTCAAATTTTTCCTCCTTTTTCATGGCTACATGATTTTAAGTTTAACTTTCTCACCCTTACTCCAAGCTGTCTGCATCTTTGTAATAAGCTTCTCTGTCCATTCACGACTATTCAGTACCATGCCAACCTTTAGGTTTTGCCCCACAAGAATGCAGCCTTCAGTGTCTTTAGCTGTATTACCAGGATGTATGCGTACACCTTCGTAACCTGTTACGTTCTCTATCAAAGGAAGTTTGCGCTTAAATCTTGGAGAATAGGTGTATATCACATTGTAAGTACCTCTTGGTATCGCTGTAGCACCTTTCACCTTTTTAGCCAACACATCTTCTCTACTCATGCCGTGATACAACCCTCTATCGGTATCTTCTAATGCATTACAGAAATTCTCGCCATCTACAAAGAGTCTACTCATAGTGTAGCTCTCTCTCTTCCAAGCTCTATCTATTGTTATCAGCATGTTTTATCCTCCTCGTCCTTCTCTGTTGCCTGTTTTAACAATTCAACAATAGTCTTAGCTATATCGTCTTTATTCTCCAATATGACTTGCATTGTTCTATCTTGCTTTCGTATCTCTGCTTTTTCCCATGCCTTTTCTCTCACACTCTTAAACTCACAGAAGCCTACCCATATCGACCATAGTATAGAAAAAACAGGTATAGGCACAATAATACATGTCACTATGTCTATACATACCGTTATACCAAAAGGTCCAAAATACTTCCTCGCCTTATCGCAAGTTTTCTTATAACCTGTACTGGTACGAGCTTCGTTTAGTTCTACGGCTTTTTGTATGCCTGCCACTAAGTCTATAACCATTGCCACGATAATGGATAAGAAGCAAATAAATATCACAAAAGCATGAAGATAAAGATGCTGTTGTAGAAAGTTTGTTACAATTTCTGTCATTTCTGTTATCCTAAATATATTGTTTATTAATTAATAATCGGCTTGTATTGCAAAGTTAAGCAAAACAAACCGAATATTTAGGATAATGATACAGAAATTTTCATACTTTTAGGTCATAATATGGTAATTTGCCTTTTTCGAGGAAAGAAACACACTCGTCAAAGATTTTTCGCTCCATATCTATCTGACTTATACCAGGGAACCACTTACGGATTTTCTCTGTATGTAGGTTTGTCATTTCTCCCCAAAGTACACACCAATCCTGTTCGTTGATGTCAAAGTTGCTCACCTGATGCCAATAGTCTTTCGCTATATCTTTAGCATGAAGTTGCTCTATAAGGCAAAGGTGTAAGTCTGCTGTTTCTTCATCGTAATGGCAACTGTCGATTTCACCTTTGAGCTGTTTCAACATTTCGAGCATAGTTCCATTATTCATGCCTATTTCACAACTCTCTGCCATGATCGCCACGCAGTTCTTCACTTCTTGTATGTCATCACTCGCCAATATGCTTTCAAAAACCTTTTTCATATCAGTATGTTTTTAGTTTGTTCACTTTAAGAAATACTCTCTAATATCGTACACACCATCCTTATCTTTCAACAAGTCAAGTGCAAGGTTGTAGCCATAATTCACCAAGTTGTCAGCATCAATATCCTTAACGCTTTCTTTGCCAAGAATCTTAGCAACCGTACATCCGTGGTCGCTTATAACTTGATTCATTGCCACATATAGAGCGTAGTCATTGTAGTAAGGCTCTTCCTCTGTAGGCAATCTAAGGTTTGCCATCGCATTAAGCCATGTCTGCATATCCCAAGTTGCAGGTGGATTCATATCGCTTACAATCTCAGAAGCTTCCTTCTTGGTGAGATAGTTCTTCCACTTGATAGCGCATAGCTTTTCAATATATTCTTGCGCCAGTTCTGGGTGCTTGGATGCCATATCCTGCATCATACAACGCATGGTGTCACCGAATGTGCGCATATACTTTACGTTTGTTGATGTTGCCATTATACCGTAAAGCTCATCAAACTTACTCATAATCTCTTTTGCGTCCATATCTTATATATTTTTAACCTATTATCAAATCTTTCAACTCTACAAAGTCCTCCTCTGTAAAGTTGATGCTTCGCTTGCTTCCAAAGAGGATAGCAGTTGCAATTCCATCTGGCAAGTCAATAGACACAACTCCTTTGTCGATATGTCCGTGAATAAAACCTACATCGAATTTGTAATCTTCCACGGATTTTAGCATCTGCATCATATCTGCAAATATCGTGTTGGCATCTATGTTGCCGTCTTCATCGGCAATGAATAAAGTTGCATTATCAATGCTCTTACCCCAGCTTTCCTTATTCTTGGCGATAACATTATGTGCTGCTCGCTTCATGTACACGGAAGGGATAGCCAAAGCAGGGTTCTCCTTTACCATATCACTTATTCTTGCGTCTGCCCACAAATCCAATGATGCAAGCAGTTTCTCTTTTAATTCAGGTATGTTCATTTCTTAATTTCTCCTTTATGTGTTTTAGTGTACCAAGCGAGATACTCTTGCCAAGTTTTATCGCTATGGTTAGTCATATAATCGTTGAGCATAGCAGTTTTCTGTTCTTCTGCCTGCGCTACTTCTTTTCTTAGTTTTTGCATCAAGGATAGGTGCTTCTTTAATGCTTCCTGTCCTTGTTGTGTGCTTTCGATACGAGGGCGTATGATACGCAACTGCTCGTCCTGTACGAGCTTGGTTACATACTGCAAGCTCTCAACGTACTCTTGATTCTGCATCAAGTACTGACGTTGTGCCCCTGTAAGATTGTCCTCAATCTTGTCAATTTCATCCCAGAGTGGGGTTTGAGACTGCTGTGCTTGCATATTGATAGATGCTCGCTTCTGTTGTATAGCTTCGTACATCTTCTGTAGTTCGGCATCAATCATCTGCGGCTGTTGCTGATTTGTGCCCATATCAAGCAGAGGGCTACCACTAAAATTCATCATAATCAATATCTTTAAGTTGGTGATATATTATAGAGAGGTGAGAGGGCATTCACCAACGAGGGCAAACACCCCTCACCAACTCATTTCTTTTTAGTCCTTTTTATAGACTTTCTTGCTCTGTTACGCTCCTGTAGTGGGCGTAGAAGGAGCAGCGCTGTTACAGCAATAGCTGCCGTAGCCCGAAATTACTGGCGTAGAAGGGAGCACAAGCTGACCATCAATTTTGCGGCAACACTTCTCGTTAACGTAAGCCATCATAAGCTTCTCCTTGTAAGGAGTGAGGGCTTCCATAACGGCTACCTTCTTGTCGAGGTCGCTATACTTTGCTTGCAACGCATCGTACTGGTCTCTCTGATTCTTGTACAGACCGAAGTCCGCATCAATCTGAGACTTGTAGAGATTGAACTCAGCCTGCATTGCA